AAATAAAAACTGTCCACCTGACCCCTCAGATCGCCCCTGAGGGGTTTTATAATAGCTACAGTCAACAGGAGTCCATGCGACTGTCATTAACCGAAAAACTGGTCTTTATCGGTGCATTTGTGAACTTCTTGCACTGGGGTGTTAAACTCACTGAATCGGTGCTGAACTATGCTATCTCTTGAAATTACTGGTTATAACTACTCTAAACGCCGCTGCGAGCGTATTGTAGAGTGGTTTGTATCCAAACACCTTCCCAGACACAAACTGGACATTTCCATTCACCATCGCGGTCTGTATCGTGAGGGTGTGTATGGTTGGGTGTGGGCCACTGATTGTGACTATCGTCCTCGTGCATTTGAGATTGAAATGCACAACTTCATGACACCCGAACATTATACCAAGACGCTGCTACATGAACTCTGGCATGTGTATCAGCATGTTCAAGGTGCTCTCAGAGATCGTTATGGTAAGAGACATTGGAGAGGCATTGATTTCTCTAATGTTGATTATGAAGATCAACCATGGGAACAACAAGCAGTGCAGATGGAAGAAGTGTTGTATGAAGAATATCTGTGGTACTTGACAGAAACTCATAAATCCCTGTAGAATACCTTTGTCCGGGTTGATGAGATGGCTATAAGAACTGTAGAGAGACACAAATACAACAGAGACACAATCATCAAGACTCGTACATTGAGTTTTGAACCTTACAGATACTGTGAATACAACATGGCTCTGGTGATGGGATTGATTAAACGCAATCTCACACCAGATCTTTTGTCATCTAGGTATCGTGTAGAGAATCAAACAAATCCAACATATGGGCATTGCTATCACTCTACACAGGCATTGTTCTATCTGATGGATACAGATAAGTTGCAACCGATGAGTGGTATTGATTACCGCGGTGAGACTCATTGGTGGATACAAAATGGTGATAACATCTATGATCTTACTGCGGAGCAGTATCTTTCCGTAGGAAAGCTTCCACCATATGCTGTAGGTAAAAAAAGTAAATGGTATGGATGGAAGGGTCGTCCACATCAGAGATCGTTGGATCTCATGGTGAGAGTGCTTGGTAACAAGGTGACTGACACTGTGACAACTGCTGAACTGGTCGGGGGCCTTGACGAGTTCTTTTAAATCGGTTATATTGGCCACATGGTTGAGGGACGGGAACTTAATCCCCTCCCAATTCCATGAGTTAACCCTCGTTAAAAGGTTTTGTCTTTTACTTGTTTTTTCTTATGACTACCACTCAAGATCTGACTGCTGAAATTTTTAGTGCAGTCAAAAACATGAGTTCTGTTTCAGCACTCACCATGATTTCGGAACCTCGTTTCCGTGGACTGCGCTCCATTGTCCAAGATAACATTGATTCCGCAAATGTAAAGTATCCTATTGGTTTTGGGGATTCTTTCATGTCCCTGACCAAATTTTATGAGCATTATAACAACCAGACCAACCGCAAAGAAACTTATACGGTAAAAGTTCCTGTTTCTAAAATTTTCTATAAGCAAGGTGGTGTGCGCCTGGTTCTCCCTGAGTATTGTTCCGAGAACTTTGAGTTGTACAACCACACGGTTGATTTCTGTGAGTCCGAAATTCCCGTGTTCTTCTATGATGAAGTAACTGGTGAATTTAATCCTGTCAAAAAGCAACATACTACAGCACAGATTGCTGCGATTGCACAAGTGACTGGTCAAGATCTTGAAGTGATGGCTCGTGTCGTTGCTTTTGAATCTTCGGTTTCTCAAACAGATCGTTCGCTTGAAGCATCCAAGGTTTTCTATAAGGAAATCAAAGGTATCAATGCCACTAAAGATTGGGAAGCACTTCCTCACCAAGTTGCATGTGGTGATGTAGATGCCATCAATACGATGAACTTCTACAAAAGCATTCCTGGTTTGACTTGGCAACCCATTTCATTCCCCTTCCCTCTGGTAACAAATCCACACTTTACTTGCACCAAAGTGGCACAGATGAAAAAGTTGGTTTCTTATGCTACCAACGACGATGCTCTGGATACTCTGAAAGACATTGTACAAACTCTCTGCAACTCTGTCGATTGGGAAAAAGAGAAACCTGAGATGGAAATTTCTTCCTACCTGCTTCGTGGACTCTATAACTTTGAGAAGCGTCTGCATCCTCTTCTGGATGATGCAATGGGTGGTCTTGGAATTAACTTCAACATGACCGCTCATATTGAAGATTTCTTCTCCACTTTTACTGTTAAGCGTTATCTGGGTTCCACTTCTACCGATAAGAAACCTTGGCAACATCTTGTCAAATCTGCAAATAATGTTAACAACTATCTGATCAAATCTGGTCAGATCACCGATTCTTTCTTTAATGTGAAGAATCAGAAGTTTGTTGATGAGATCTATGCTCTTGCTAACCCTACTTCTAAGTCTTCTGTAAGTGCTGATGATGTGAAGAATTATATTCGCTGCTATTGCCAGTGATCCAGTTCTAGAACCGTCACATGGGGTCCACACGGACCCCTTTTTGCTGTATAATGGCCATATTGAAACGCAATCCATGATTACGCTCCGCCCACATCAACACCGCGCTGTTGCTGCGATGCAGAAGTATAAGAAAGGTCAGATTTTGGTGCCAACGGGCGGTGGGAAGACCCTAAAAATGATCTATGATGTTCTGCGCCTGTTTCAATCAGAAACTCCTAAGACTGTTGTAGTCTGTGCGCCGCGCATCTTGCTGGCTGGCCAGTTGTCCAGCGAATTTCTTGAGCATATCACCAATGCTGAAGTAATGCACGTCCACTCTGGTGAGACGCATCACTTTAGCACCACTAAAGTGTCTGAAATTCAGGCACATGATGTTAGTTGCGAAATCACAAATCGTCATCAATTGATCTTCACTACCTATAACTCTCTGCAGCGTCTGCAACAGGCAGATATTAAGGTTGATACCATTTACTTTGATGAAGCGCACAACTCTGTTCAACGTCACTTTTTCCCTGCCACCGAGTATTTCTCTTCTACTGCTGACCGCTGCTATTTCTTCACTGCTACTCCTAAGCACTCTGCTACTATTTCCAAACCAGGCATGAATATGCCTGAAGTTTATGGCCAAGTAATCTGTCAGGTTCCTGCACCAGAACTGGTGAAGCAGGGTTATATTCTGCCTCCTAAGGTTGTTGTCAAGCAACTGCAGATGGTCAAGGGTAAGCAGGTTATTTTCTCCCGTGATGCTGACAACCTGATCGAGACAATCGACGAGCAAGGTGTGCAGAAGATTCTGATTTGTGCTCGCACTACCAAACAGATCATCGGTCTGGTATCAGAATCTGATTTCTGTGTGCAACTACAACAGCGCGGTTATTCTTGGATGATGATTACATCCAAGACTGGTGCTGTGATTGATGGTCAGAAGGTCAATCGTGAGGTGTTCTTTGACACTCTCAATGCATGGGGCAAAGATTCCTCCAAGAAGTTTGTTGTGATGCATCATAGCATCCTATCTGAAGGTATCAACGTCAACGGTCTTGAAGCAGTGCTGTTCATGCGAAACATGGACTACATTGGTATCTCCCAGACCATTGGCCGTGTGATTCGACTTGGTGATAAATCCAAGACATTTGGGTTGGTTTGTGTGCCCGTTTATGATAATGTAGGTATCAGCACTTCCCGCAAAGTGCAAGCGGTAGTCGATACTATCTTCAACCAAGGTCAACCTGCAGTTTCTGTAATCAAACGCTGATGTACACTCTCTATATGCTCCAAGGCCTTGTACCATTTGTTGGTGGATTGTGTTTGGATAATTATCTTCGTCGTCATGGAGAATTCTGTAACATCAGAGACTATCCTGCAGCGGTGATAAAATATGACAAACAAGACCCCAAAGATGGTTGCTATCGAGACGGTATCTTCTACCCTCGTTGTAAAGACCTAGATAATCCAGAGGTGGTATACTATCACAATCTATTCAAGAACGCAAAATGAAACACCAAGTAAAATCAAGTTGGTATTATGTATTCTGGGGAATCATGGCTGTCGCTGTAGTTGGCGGTCAGATCTATGTTGGAACTGGATATAGACAAATGGCAGAAGCAACGAAGTCCACTGCGATTGCAGTGTCATGTATTACGGATAAGTAACCATGGGTATGTACGATTATGTGCGCTCATCATACAATTTGGGCCCACAATTTACTGATGTAACTTGTCAAACAAAAGACATAGGGGACTATGGTATCGGTGGCACCATGACTCACTACTGGATTGATCCCAGTGGTCGATTGTGGTGCTCCGACTATCGTAACACACATACCTTTGAAGTTATCGAAAAAGATGATGTACGATATAGTTCTAAATTCAAATGGTTAAATTTTGAATGGGTGCCCACGGGTGAGCATGGATGCCTACGAGCAAATAGAATTACAAAATATATTGAAATCTATCCTGAGCGGTGGGATGGCGCATGGGAAGATTGGCCTACTTGCCGATTACACTTCAAGGATGGTATAATTGTAGAATATGAGGTCTCTACTAAACAATGAACCTAATTCAATTCAAGCATCGCTATGACTTTGGACATGAATGGTATGTTCAAATTGCGAATATTAAACGCTGGAGTTTGTTTCAATTTTCTGTAAGTTGGAACGATTACCCCAGTTGGCCTTACGTTCAAGTTACTTCTGGTGGTAATGGTCTGTTGAGTATTCTTTTCTGGGCATACAAGTTTGGGGTTGATATTGATGTGCTTTCTCACACTTGGAACTGGGATTATCTCAAATGTGATCAAACTCCTTTAAAGCGACAATGGGAAGATTTAATCGTAAAAATGGATGAGTGCTAAAATGACAACATCAAAACAACAAACAAAAGAAGAGTTTTTGTATCCAACTCCCCCGATGAATCTAGAAGCCGATGTGAGTTTTCTGGACATTGCTACCATTAACAACTTAAATAACTTTTCACATCATGTCTCTTACTTGACAAACATGGCTATCGGTGGTAAAATCACTGCAGAAAATGCCCACCAAGAGATTAAAAAACTCTATAAGGCAATGAAACAATCGCACAAATCACTCAAAGGTTCTTGGTTTTAATTATGGACTTTGATTACAAAAAATACTCTCTTGAGAAACTGGAAGATTGGGTGCATGATGCAATCAATGGCGACGCATCACCGCATGAGATTTATTCTACTATTCGTACAGTAGTTAAAGAGAATCTCGATCATCACAAAGAATACTATCAGAAATGTCTTGGTTTGTATGAACTGCTGAGCGGCCATCGTCCTGTTAAACTTGAGTGTGACAAAGATGATAAGTCACCAGAATGTCAAGCTGAATGGAATGATTTCTGGGAACAAAATTATTATCCAGAAGAAGCAAAAATGGATGATTGCTGATGGCAAAGAAACTGAATTGGATTGAGTATTACTTTGGGCATTGTTTTCGGACTGGATGGAGAGAAATCTGGAACAATTTTAAGATGTGGCGTGATCTTATCAGTGGAAACTATGCTGATTATGCTGTATCAAAAACTGATGATCCATACGAAGAATGTTATCAATGGTTCTGGTGTAGCATCAACCTAGATGAAACTTATCCCAAAGAATTTCTTGATTACCTGCATCAACTTGTAGAAGATATTGATACTGGTAAAGAGAAAACATACTCTTTCGATGAAGTAATGGAAGAATTACGGGGCAGTTTAGAAAGTGACCATTCGGATTCTGATTCCGATTTAGGGAATGTATAATAGCCTTATGAGAAAAGTCACTGTCAGACCCAAAAGCAAGAAGGCTAAAAACCGCCTTGCGAATATGATGGACAACAATCCTGTTTGTATTGTAGAGCAGGACACTGATGGTGAGTTATTCTTAGCATCAGAAAACCGCAAATACTTTTTCTGGGTTAGCACGAGAACTGGAACTAATCGTTTCGGTGACAAATCTGACGCACATTGGGAGGTACTATGAAACCCAACTTTCGCAAAGTATTAGAAATGGCACTTGAAGAAGGTGTCCGTTATGGTTATAATCGTGCTCATAAACACGTAGAAAACCCACACCAAGATGCTGTGGTTGATTGTGTGGTTGAAGGTGCGATGAATTCTTTGTATGAATGGTTTGATTTTGAGGAGAACAATGAGATTTCGTAATGTAGAGTTCCGTTGGTGTAAAATGAACAACAAGTATGAACTCGTCAGGTGGCATGAATGTGAAGGCAAAGAGTATTGTTATGTCGTTGCGTTCTTTGATAAAGGCAAAGAGTGTTATGATATGAGAACCATTGGGGATAGGTTCTTTGAGGATAAAGATGCTTGGGTTGTTGGTAAGTATGGTCTGGAGTTTCTAAATGCTATCTTTCAGATTGAACAGGATGAAGAGGAACTGAAATGAACGATGATATGCCGTGGGTCAATCTTACACAAGAAGAAGTAGAAGAACTCCGCAACAAAAAACACGAACTCACTGAATACGGCAAAGACAAAATCCGAGAACTTATGAGAAATCAAGAACCATACCCCGATGAGATGTTCGAAGAGGCAGAACGTCGTGAGAAACTGAATGCTGGTTTCAAACAAGATGCTGATGGTAATTGGTATCGTCCCACACTACAGGAACTCACCAGAAATGAGAGAATTGAACTTGCCGAAAAAGAGATTGCTTACATTGTGATGGGTGGGCAAGATGGGCGAGAGTATGCTAACTCTATTGCTTTTATTCTTCAAGTGTTGGATAGTTTGAGAGATGACTAAACTAGTAAGGTGGGAAGAAAACCCAGACGAAATCGTGCTGGAAGAGGTGGAAATGTTTC